CCAAGGCATTACCGTTCTGCTCGTCAAAAGCAGGTGCTACCGTCATACGTGTAACGGGAGCCTTAATGCCTCGTGCACCCTTGTTACGTGGTGTCACCTTAAGACTCTGATCACCTGGAACGATGTGCGTCTTAATAACCTGCTCACCATTTGTGTCCTCACCTTGCGCAATGCCCAGGGCTTCGTAAAGTGCAGGTGTAGGCTCGATGACAGTTGTCTTAAGCTGCATTGTACCATCATTCTGCTCCATTGCGACCGTTTCGCCACCCGTGGCAACCTCTGTCAGTGCGTCACCATCATTGGTTGACAACTCTGTGGTCTGATTGCGAATCTTGCCCACATTGGTCAAGACCTTTGCAAAAGCATCGTTTTCGCCCGTAGAACCGAACTCAACCTTACACTTTGACCATGCCATGATAATTTTTCCGTTGTCTGTAGCCATGTCTTTTTCTCCTTTTTTATTTGTTTTCTTTATTGTTATTCTTCGTTGAATGTCACTAACTTAAACGCCATTGTGATGTTAACAAAATGTTCTTCTTTGCCCTCTACGGAAAATGTCTGTGTTGCTTGCGCTAACTCAAACAAATAGTCTGTGTCGGCTTCATTGAGTGTATCGACAACTGACTGGTCGGCGGATGCGAGTTGGTCAAGCCGTGCCTTGTCTGCGACCTTGGAAGGATAACCGCAATCAATGTTGGGCACGAAAATGTTAAGGCGTGCTTTACCCTGCTCTATCTGCCCCGCATCGGCAAAAGAAACGGTGAGAACTGCATCCTCTGTCAGTGCATTGTCTGGACGCATCCCACTAAGAAAGAAATCACCTTTGATTGTCTTCTTCATCAAGTCCTCTAAGGTCTTGAACATTTCCTGCTCTATCCGTATAGTGCTGCGTGTTGTCATTTCGTTAACTTATCAATCATCTGCTTAATCTTAGCCTTTGCCATAGCTTCCGACGTGTCGAGCACATCTAAACTCATAGCCTCAACGTATGAAGCATAAGGCATTCCTGCTACCATTACAAAGGTTAACCCGTTCTGTGGTAACCCTGATACTACTTCCTGGAGATACTGCATACCACTTTGTATACCTTTCTGCCCGTTCCCCTCGGTTCCCACTGTTGCTCTCCATTGTCCTGCGGCGATAATCACACCGTTGTCTACTATGCAGTAGTTAATGGAAGATGCGAGGTTGCCCGTGCGGCTTAAATACTTGTGGTTGCTCTTTGCGTTGTTAAGACACTCCTCTGCAATAGCAAATAAACGACCTATTAAGGCTTGTTTACGTGCGTCAAGACGTGCGTTTATCTTGTCCTGAATCTGCCTTGCTGAAAAGTTCTTTTTAATTGGCAAAATAAAATCTCCGTTAAATCGTAATTTGTAGTGCTTGTGTAGCGTCTAAAAATACAACGTCTTGGACTTCAAATTCCCCCAGGTCTCTTCTTCTGTTGTCGGTGACCTTGATACGGTCAGCATTGAAAGCCTGCGGCTCTATTAAGATTGTTGCCTGAACCTGCCTGAACTTACCGTCTATGTACGTTCCCTTTTTGTCGTCCTTAGACTTAACAATGTTTGCAGGTATCGGTTCGCCCCAAACGGTTTTAACGGGTTGTGGGATGCCGTGGAGCACCCCTCCTCCCGTCCTTGTAGCTATTTGAATCGTTCCATTTGCGATAATCATACTTAGAAGTCCTCCCCGTAATACCCGACTTCGATTTCTGCTTCTGTAGTGTCGCCTAAGTCATGAAGAATGCCATTAGCCATGCGAGCGAAGCCCTCACGCTCTTTCTGACCGAAAGAGTATGTTATACCCCCTTGCGTCACATTCGGTGCTTTAGAAAGGAACAAATATACATACGCCTTGCATCTTTTGAAAGCAACGCTATTGCGTGTATCTGCATCCGCATCCGAGGTGTCAACGTCCAAACCCTGCTCATTCATAATATTCTCAATCACGGGCAATGGAATGGGATAGTTAGAAAGATACATGAGAGCCTGACTCGTCTTCATTTTCTTAGTGGTTTAAATTAGTGTCTGTGTTGTTGTTATGCTGATTCTCCGTCTGCCCAATCTCTGTTGTCGGTGTTAAGGAAAATAAGAGACTGACGGTTGATAAGTGCAGGCTGCACATATGCTTCCGCCATGGTAGTCTCAAGCATTGGGTTAACATCTGAATAGCGGGTTACCTTGTAGTAAGGACCGTACACCTGCAAAGCAGATACGTTCTGAACCAAAGGTACGGGCTTATAGTAAGTCCAACCAAGCTGCAAAGAAGGTGCAAGTGTTACAACGTTCTCGTTCCAAGGCTTGACAGTCTCCTTATTACCGTCCTTGTGCTCTACTGTTACGTAGGTGTCAAGGATGATAATGGTTGGGTAGTTGTTCTCTGCACGCTGCATATATGCGTTTACGCTTGCAAGGTTGATTTGCTCTGCGCTTACTACAGTAAGGTCTTTAACCTGAGGGAAAAGACGTCGAGCAGTAGCCTGCTGAGCGCAAAGGTCTGCAAACTTAGCACGCTCCATGAAAGCGTAACGAGGTACGGGCAAGCCCTTACGGCGGATCATGTCCTGCGCACGGATAAGGTCTTCAAGACCGTCTGCATGCTCATAGTCAGTCCATTTCACGTGCTGAACCTTTACAACACCCTTAGAGTCTTTCTTGTCACCAACGGCAACACCGACAAAGTTCTCCTTTGGTACGTTGAAGTTGATGACATCTTCCGTTGCCATCTCGCCCTCAACCTTTGCCTTGAATCGCTGAATACCACTACAACCGATGCCCATAGCATCAAGTTCTACCTTAGCGTCCATAGCCTTACGACAGAAAGCAACGTCATCGTACACAATTTTTACGAGTTCTAACTTCTCTTGTGGGTTTGCATCGGCTGACGCTGCGAGTGTGCTCGCATCGTTATAGTCGTTAATCTCCACTTCGTCTTTCTCACGGCTGACGGCATACTTACTCAACTTACCGCTCCACTTTCCGACCGTCTTGCGGGTCTTCTTTGGAGCAGAGGTGTTAAACGCTACTCGGTCAGCTGCAACGGGGATGCCATCGTCACCCTCGATACCCTTAATGTCGAACTTACGGGTATACTTCAGAGGGAACAGTGTGCTCCAAGAAAAGCCTGAACCTGGCTGAAAGTTGTTGACACTCGCCTGAAGTCCAGGTAAATCAATGTCAAACAAAGGTGCATTCATTGCCATATAAAATCTTCCTTATTCTTTAATAGTCGTTATTAATGTTAATTACTTGATACGCTTATACGAGGGTAACAAGTGGGAGGAGGTCAACGATTTCTTCTGCAACGTTTGCAGTCTCCTTGCGGAGGTTAGCGGCGTTGATAAGGCGTACTTCCTGATCTCCCGTGTTTGCTTCGTAATTAGTACCAAGGATATAAAGCGGCTTTGCTATTGGCTCCGCTGAACTTGCTGAAGCTGCTTTTGCCTGATAGAGGACAGTGCCTGCGTTGATAGCTACGCCAAGCGTGACGGTCACCACGTCATAGTCCGCTGAAACATCTGCGTCTACCTTGGTGCAGGCAACGCCCACCTTGCCGTGTGCGATGATGTCTCCTTTCTGTACTCCACTATCCTTTGCTATCTTGATAGTGGTGTCGCTTGTCTTCACCTCTTCTACAAGGCGGTAACCCTTAATAGGGATGAATTTGTTTCCGTTGTCTTCCTTAGCAACGGCTACAGACTTGAGAACGTTGAAAGGCTGACCTTTCAGCAAGCCGCCCCCGTTCTTTTCTGCAATGACGCTTTCAAAGTAGATAGGCTCTGACTTTGGTGCGCTCTGAAAATTAAAGTTTCTGTTCATGTTGTTGTTACCTTGTCAAATAAATAAATAACTCTCTGAAGTTCAAAGCGGGCTTTTCTGCCGACCGCCACGCTTAGCCATTAGTTTGAGGAGTTGGGTTCGCTTGCGGTATGCCTGCAATCGTGGAAAATGAATTTGCGCTTTCCTTGGCTGCTTCTGCATCAAGGTACGCTTTCACCTCCGCACTAACTTCTCCCTTTTGCTGCGTGCTTCTCCCTCCGATTGGTGGTGTCACTCTGTTAGGCTTTGGGGTAGGCGTTGTTTGCCCCTCTGTTCCGCCCTCTGTACCTCCAAGGGTTTGAATCTCCTCTGTGAACTCGGGAGTTCTTTCCTCGAGCCACTGATTGAAGTCGTCATCATCCTTGAAATTGAGCCTATCAAAGTCACGCAAATAGCGGTTCTTGACCTTATCGTCTGCACCCTCGAGTAATTCCTCTACTTGCTGCCTACGTGACTTGGAAGTCTTTTCCTGCTTCATATCAGTAATAATCGTTGTGAGTTTACCCACTGTATCCGTTAATGAAGCAATCTTTCTTTCAAGTGCGCTTTGCTTTCGGTTGTGCTTAGGGTTGCCTTTCACTGCCTTAGGTTGTCCGCCATTAGATGGAGTGCCGCCCTCTTTCCCGTCCTCTCCTTCCTCTTCGGGATCTTCGTCTTCCTCCTCTTCTGATGGCTTACCGCCCTTGGTCGTTGCGGGCTTGCCGTTGATAAGGTTGTGCTCTTTCTCGTAATTTTCGATAGCTTTCTTTGTAGCTTCCGAAGTGTTACGGGCACTTTCCATTTCGATTAAGTCCATCAAGGTTACCGCTTCTACGGCTTCTTTGATGTCGTCCTCCGTCTTTACCTGCTTCGCCAATTCGCGAGCCTTACGGGTTAAAATTCTTGCATCTACACCATTGAATTGGGTAGTAAGAGATTCTAAGATTTTCTTAAACATATTCAAAATTTTGATTTACAGTGCTAATTTATTGAAAAATAAAGCATTAGTGATTGTGATACAAGCACATTAACGTTTATTAACTACAAAAAAAAGAAGATAAGTTTTGAAGTATGACATAAATTGCATACCTTTGCATCGAATCATAGTAATATGGTTTAGGGACA